AACCATCACACTAAGAGTTAGTGAAAAACTCTTGATTAACATCAAAGAAAGAGCTGAAGAATTTGGCCTTCCCTATCAATCATATATGCAAATGGTACTTTTAAGACATCTTAATGGGGAATTTTACGATAAACCATCTATAGACAAAATGGTTAAGACTCTATTAGCTAATAAAGGTTAATCCCAAAGGGAGATCTCGTTTTTAGGTTTTTGTAGATCGTTTTTTGTCAGGGGGGGGAGAAATATACTGATTCCAATTTCATAATGAGTTCCTTTGTCTGCTAAATGAGGATTTAAAGACAAGACTTTTTCTACAATTTCGCAGGTAAACCCGTAATGTTTAAAACAGATTTCATCTAAAACATCATCTTGTTTGGTTGAATAGAGCATCAGATCTTATTTCATTTCTTGTTTTACTTTTTGCGCAAAATAAAAATCATTCAATCCTTCTAGTATAAAGGTTTTAATAATAGCTTGTCTTGTAGTTCCCATATATTCGACTAATTCATCTAAATCTTCTATCATTTTCATTGTTAAATCAAGATTAGTTTTTACAGTCTCAATATTACTTTTTCTTGGCCGTCCTTTCATTGGAGGTTTTAAGCCATGTACTGTAATTTCGTCTTTATCCCTTATTTGCATTTGACTGATTTCTTCTTCAACCTTTTTTTTTGTCCATTTTTTTTTAACCATATTGTCCTCGTATTTTTTTATATATACTTTTTTCTTTATCAGAAGAAGCCCAATAAGTAATCAAATGGATAAATTCTTCATCTAAGATATCTTCGTAAACAATAGTCATGAATTTCCTTTTAACTTTCCCTATTGATCTAACTTGCTCAGGATATCTATGATTTGTATACGTTACATGGTATTTACTGACTATTTCTTCTGCAACCTCCAATAAAGTAAACCCTCTAGTTCTTTTTAAAATCTTTGATTTTTGATCATCCCATTCAAATATACCTTGAGTTTCCATATTTAAAATCATAGTTTTTATGATTTAATTTGTCAAGAAAAATCATAAAAACTATGATTTTTTTTACGATTCATATTTTTTGATAGCCAGATCAAATTCAATTTTTTTGGTTAAACCATCTTTTAAAAAATAGCTTTTTGATTCTCCTATACTGATAATTACCCATTTACCGTGAGAATTCCCTAGGCCATCGACTAATAATAAAGGCTCTCCTTTGGCTCCTTCTTTTTTTATTTCCTCTATATATTCCAAACCTCTTTTTCCGGCCTTCTCTGGGTAGATAATGCCTTTTAAGTTAACTTCATCATTTTTAAACCCAGAAAATTGTAATGATTCGTAGTTGCCAAGTCTTTCACCGGCTACCCACCTAAAAGATATATGTCTTCTAAATGAATCATAGGCGGCGGTTTTAATAGAAAATCTTAAATCTCCTAGTGCCATCATTACACTTTCAGTCATACATCCTGGCCTCTTTTTTTAGACTTAATTCTTCTACCAATTCCTGTAATTTTTCTTTTACCTTATCAGCTAAAGCCTCCTCATCCATGCCTTTTTCTGCATTAATCGTTATAGGAGCGTTCATAGACAAATCTCTAATAATTGACCTTTTAGAATCGCCTTCTTTGGCTGTTTTTTGTAGAAGACTTTCCGATTTAAAAAGCGATTTTTGGCCCCATATTTTATCCATTAACCCACTTGGTAAGATAGAACTGACATAATTTTTTATCCCTGCCCCAATAGACTTGATTTTGATCCATCCCACCTCAAAAGGCCGAGCTATATTTAACCCGGCAAAAAAGCTTTTAATAGGTTTCCAATACTTGATTATTAATCCCGCTCCTAATGCTATACCTGTAATAGTAAGCCCAATGGGATTAGCAACTAAAAACAATGAGACCGCTTTAAAACCTCCTAAAAGTCCTAATGTAGCTATCTTAATGCTTCCTATTATTGGGGCAAGTGCTGCCATTTTTACACTCATTGCCACCATCCCAAATTTAATAGCGGCAATAGTACCTAAAACACCAGAGCTAACAGCTAAAAACCCACCTGCGGCAGTTGCTAAAGCCCCAAAGCTCACCGCTCCAAAAGCAACAACCTTTGTCAAAGAGGGGTATTTAACAGTTAGGTCAGAAATTTCCCTAACTAAATTGGTGGTGGTTTTTATCACCTTGCCTAAAGTTGGCATTAAGACACTTGAAAATTTAATAGAAAGACCCTCTAAAGCCGATCCCAAAGAAGTTAGAGAGCCTTTCATATTATTATCCATAATCTTAGCGACTCTTGCGGCTGTACCACCAGAATCCTTCATTGCCATTTCAATTTTCCTAAGCTCACTAACGCCTTTGTCTGTTTGCGCTTTATCCAAAAGAGCTAAAAACCCGGCTGCGGGTTCTTCTCCAACTATCTCTTTTAAAATACCCATCTTCTGAGCTGAACCCATATCCTGAGTTTTAATCGCTAATTGCTCAAGTATTGAAGACAAACTTAAAAGATTTCCCTTTGAATCTTTGGTTTTAATGCTAAGTCCTTCCATTATTTGAGCTGCCCGCCCAACTGGCGCAGAAAGACGCATTAAACTTCCTCTTAAAGTCGTCCCTGCTTGAGACCCTTTAATACCCACATCAGCCAGAACACCTACCATACCGGCCACTTGAGAGATGGGAATATTCAATTGAGAGGCAATTGGAGCTACATATTTAAAACCCTCTCCCATTTGCCGCATATTGGTATTGGTAGTCGAAGATGTTTTGGCTAGTATATCGCCTACTATGCTAATTTCTGAGGCATCCATTTTAAAGCCTTTTAGGATATCACTTGATATACTGGTTGCTTCAGCTAAATCCATTTTTCCAGCTTTAGCCACATTTAAAAGACCAGGTGTGGCCTTTAAAATTTCATTGGTTTTAAATCCTGCTCTACCCAAATTTTCTTGAGCAAAGGCAACCTGAGTTGCAGTAAAGGACGTAGCAGAACCTAAACTAAGAGCTTGCTTTCTAATAATCTCCATTTGCTTTGCTCTTTTTACCGGGTCTTTTTCTCCACCCAGAGCAACTGCTTCTACAGAGCTTAAAGCTGCTTCAAAGCCAATAGAAGTACCAATTGGTTTTTGTATCATTCCTAACGTAGTAGCTCCAACCCTACCAGCCGCTCCTGCTGCCAAACCTAATCCACCCGCTGTAATTGCGGTTTTATCTCTTTGTTCTCTGGCTTTATTTAATCTAATCTCTCCCTCTTTTACTCTTTTAAGTCTATTTTCTTGCGTCTTTAGAGCAAAGTTATATTTGTTGGTTTCCAAAGTTATCTTTCTAATGTCAGCTGATAAATTTTTAGTAGAAATTCCAACCGAATATAAGGAACGCCTAACACCTTCAGTCTTTTGTCTTTTTTGTTCAAAAACATCTTTTAAATGACTTGCTCTTTTTGCAGTTCTGGTAAATTCATTTCGTAGTGCTTTAGTCGGTTTTTCGGTTTGGTTTATTTTACTAGCTAACCTTTTTACCTCTTGACCGGCTCCTTTCCATTCTTTCTCAGCTTCAATAGTTGCCTTTTTTAAAGTCTTAAAAGCCGTAATTTTTTGACTTTGACTTTGTAAAGAGGACAAATTAGCTTTGGTACTTGAAAAATCTTTTGATAAAATTTTGGTGCTTTGTGATATAGCTTTAAACGGCGAGCTTATTTTATTTAGAGCTTCTAGCCCAATAGTGAATTTTCTGTCTGCCATCTTAATCTTTCCTTAGCTAGTTCGTGCCAAATTTCCAGCTCATCAAATGGAATATTTTCTATTTCTTCTTTTGACCATTTGAAAGCAAAGGCAATATCAGAAATTATATCCATAAGTTCTTTTTCTTCTTTTAAAACTCGCCTAGTCCTAAAAAACTTTCAATTTTATTAGATAATGTTCTTAAATCTTTTGCATCAATTTCATCTACGGCATTAGGGGGAATTTCGCCTAAATTACTAACCATGGTTATAGTTTTTTCTTGATCGGTTGGTACATGATCTACAGCTCTCATATCCCTAGTCAGTGGTCTTCTTAAAGTAACCTCCGTATATTCTTGACCATCAAGTTTAAAAGGATATTCCAGCTCAATTGTTTCATTTATTACGCTCTTTGGATCATCTGCATTTCTGATAGTTCTTTTCTTCTTTTGCATTTTTTCCTCCTAGACTTTTAAAGAATAAAAACTTTATACTTAAATACTGTGCCTAAATCATAAAACTAGATTTTTTACATATTATCTATCTAATTAGCCATAGTACCCACTTTTTCAAGAAATGTAGCAACAACGGCATTAACGGAGAAAACAAAAGAAAAATACCGTCTCTATAGATAGAGCTGGTGGAGCTAGAATCAATAACAATGAGTATCCCTACTACAAAAAGCATTGGAGAAATTACACTGGTTAAAATAAAAACAGATTTATATAATTTGCCAATAAACTTAGTCAGATTAAAGTTTTCCATTTCTTCTCCTATACTCTTAAAATAGCTGCTCTTTGCAATGCTAATTGATCTTCTCCGCCAATAATTCTAACCATGTTCTCCACATCAATTTCTATCATATCGGCTCCTGCATAGTTAAGTCGGTAGTAACTACATGCTACCGAAAATTGCATAGTAGAATCATCGCCGGCTTTCCAGGTTCCCATATCAAGTGTTTTTATTTTGCCTCGCATATAAACAATAATAGGAATAACCGCCAAACCCTTTAAGGCTCCTCTAGCTGATAGTGAAATCGGCCCACCCATAGAAAAACCAAATTGCCTCAAAATATTAGGGTCATATTCGGATAAAGTGATGGTAGCCTCTAGTTTTTCCATTCCCATATCTAGTTCAATAGGAGCATCCATCCCGCCTGATCTATGTTCTTCTGTTTGAATATTTAATTTAGGTAGCTCCATTTCTTCAATAAGTCCGGCATAACCTCGGCCATCACAAAAGAGGTTAAAAGCTTTTAGTTTATGGGGCATCATATTAACAAGATTCATATTAAAATACCTCCGTTAGATAATTATCGACCATGTGGCTTCTAAAATGTACGGTCTGAGCTGGATAAGAAGGGGTAAAGTCGTAATCAAAGTAAATGTTTCCTAATTTAATCTTATCATTGCTATTAATTTCGGGATCTATCCAGCATTTACCGCCCAAGATAGCCCCTTGTGCTTTCAAATCACGTAGATAATTATTGATACCTTCTGTTACTTCTTCCACATATCCTTTGGTAATATTTCTATCTACCGCCCATAGGTGAGATCTCATAATCGACTCATTGACCATATCAGCGGTTCTACGAACATTGATAAACTGGTATTTCTCTTCTTTTCCTTTTCCCGTATTTAAATTACCCCACAACCTAAAACCGTCTTCCCTGATGGTTGTTGTTATGCGTTTTTCATTTAAAAGGTTGGCGGTACAATTAGGGTCATTTAGAGCAAAATCAATAGGTCTTGAAGTTCCAACAATACCCTCAATAACATGATTGGAAGGAGAAACCCAGAAACCTTCCTCTGCATCTACCCTGGCAATTAACCCGGCAACAAAAGAACTTGGTTCTACCTGCGTTTTCTCATCAATTTTATACCAAGGGTCAATAGGGTAAAGTCTTGAAGAGCTAAAACTTTCAGTAAATTTCATAGCCTCATCATCATTGGTGTTTGGCCCGTCTAAAATAGCAATCGCCCATAATTTCCTAGAAATTTCACTTAATTTATTAGCAACTTCCTGATACTTTGAAAATCCAGGGGCAGTTAAAATCTTAGGGGCATAACCACAAACACTTTTAGCTGACAAAAAAGCATCTATCCCCGTATTTTTAGGTGCGCTTGCTGCCCTTGTTCCCTGTCCTAAGAGCTTTTTAATAAGCGTCTCATCTGTCACCTTTTTATTATCAATATTAATAACCACACAAAGCGCACCTGCTTGAGTATAAATACCCTTTAATGCCCTAGGAATTGAAAAAGATTCATCCTCTCCAAAAATTTCCTTTCCCTTATTAGGGCTATTAACTAAATAAGGTTTATTTAGTTCTCCTTTGGGAGCCATTCCAATCACTCCAATAACGGAAGACCGCACCGTTTTAACTGGCATCGTTCCACCGTCAACATCCTGATAGCTTATACCGTGCATAAATGACATAATTTAACCCCTCACTCTTTTAAAAAATTCAATTCCTATTAATGTAAATTGTTCTTTACCTAGATTTATAATAGAGATCCCAGAAAAATCCTTTCCATCTGGGATACTATCAAGCTTAATAATAATTCTGGTCTTTTCAAATGAAGGGCTTTTTATTTCTATATTTTTCTGACCACCTTTACCTAAAACAATATGCGGTTCGTTAGGCTTTCCTCTCTTATGATAGGCTCCGTCTTGTTCATTAAAACGAACAATAGAAATATAGGTTTTTTGATCTGGTGAAAAACCTGACTCTGCAATTAAATTAAGCTCACAATCTTTTCCACTAAACCCAACAATTCTGACAAATTCCTTAATATTATAATAACAAGGCTGATTATTAAAAATTGGGGTATAATCATTCTCGTTTTTAAAAGAAAAAGCCTTGGCCTGTGCATCACTTAAACCTAATCCAACCAACTTAATCGGTCTGGGTATAGGAAAGTAAGCTTGATACTCAGTTGATCTTCGCTCTAAAAATAAAAGTCTTTTTTTCAAATCTTCATTTTCTTGCACAACAATATTTTGCAGGTCTTGAGTACTTTGTATTAAGTTTATAATTTCATTTTCCAAAGTCATCTTTATTTTACCATCTGTTCTAATTTGATAATCCTATCTTGCAAGCTTAGAATTGTTTTATTTTGCTCTACGATCATACCCGCAAGTTTGGCTATTTCCTCAGTCATAGCTAGATTAAGCCTGGTTCCTTTATGCTCTAATTTTATTAGCTCCAAAGGGATCTCTTGTAAAACAAGATCAAAGGCAAGTAGTAACTCTTCATTTTTAGTTTTGATAGCTAGTGGTTCAATATCAGTAGTCGATAAAACAGCAAATAAAACACCTGTATTTGTGTAGAATCCTATTTCACCAACATTATATGATTTGTCGCTATCTGCTACGGCTGTCATATGAAGCTGGTTATCTGCATATTCAGATATATCAGCAATCTTACAAAATTCTCTATGTTCTTTTAGAGAATCATTTTTTAAAAAATCTTCCAAGCCTGTCGGTTTATATTTCCCGGTTCCCAAAGCTATTTTAGAAAAGGCTATTTGTAAGCCATTTTCACGGGCTTTAACCGCTTCTTTAATCCCCCTATCAGTAATTTTAGGTGTAAAAGCTGTCATAAGGTCATCTCGATTCTTTTAACCCTTGCCGTACTATAGATACACTTCATTCCCATCTTGGCCGTTGATCTCACTCCTAAATTAAGTTTGTAGTGATCTCTTTTAGACTTTGTTTCATCTAAAATTTTTTCTACCAGTTCTTTGGTTTCATTTTGAAAAATAGAGGTTTTATTGTCGTCTCTCCACAGATACACATCAAAAGTATAGGGGTTTTCTTTTTTCTTTTTTTCAAACCATCTAATAATTTGGGGTCTGACTCCCAAAGCTTGGAACCCTAGATTAATAGCTAAACCCGTCCCTCTATAAGCCCTAATAAGCAAGAAGACTTTTATTATCTGTCTCTTTTTTTTCTCATCCCAATCTGTATTCCACAAACTCACTCCTAGAGACCATGCCAAATAGGGTAGTAAATGAACTGGGCAGGTGTCAGGATTCCAAATTTTTTTAATTTCAACGTCTAAATTATAAGCCCTTGCTGTTGCCGCTTCTAAGGCTTTTTCTAATATAGTTGAATTACTAGGAAGTAAACTTTTATACATATTACAAGTTGTCTTCTTTTTCTACTACTTCAATTTCAAAGTCTTCAAATATCACCGCTTGGTTATATTTGTTATTAATACTCATTTTAGGTTCTATAATTTCCACTTCTTCGACGTTTTCAACATACAAAGCTGAGTTTATACCCGATAAAGAAATCAAGCTACCTAACTTATAACGTTCATTTAAAAATCTATTTAGCCTTTCAGTGGCTCTTTTTTTAATAACTTCACGATCTGGTCCTTTAGGAACTAATATATTGGCTTTTGCTCCCAAAACGGTAACTTGGGCGGTATTAACAATTAAATTATCGGTAAAAGGATTCAATTTTTTCCCTGATAAATACTCTTTAACGCCATTTAATTCGGCCTCTACATCAACCTCTATACCCTGCTTAAATAGTATGGTTAGCTCAACAGTACCAGGTAATGACGAATGAACAGAAACATCATGAATAATTTTTCGATTAAATTTCTTAGCAAAATAAATATAAGTCTCTTCGGCTCCAGCTGTCGATTTTCCATCAAAGGCGGTTAACGCCTCTTCTCTTAGTTCGTGGTCACTTTGCTTAATTTCTTTTACCTGATTGGTTTTGGGAACTATAACGCTTCTTTCAGTATTAAAAAGAGCAGTTAATTGTTCCAAGTCATTACCCGTTGAATATCCAAGCATAACAGCCTT